TGAGACTAATGCATTAGATAACACTGACATTCGTGTAGTCAAGTGTAATCTTTGTGTGAGACAGGCGCCGTGCTTATGACCGCGTCTATCTCCCTGCGCCAGAAGTCCAGAAACCTTGAGAGTTCGGGAAGTCCCGGCATCAGGTCTTCCTTCTGGATCAGGGTGGCTATTACATCCCTCGCCGCAAAGTAAAAAGCAAGCTCACCAACCTCATCGATTTCTCTCTTTATATCCTCAGGATCGATTTCGTCCGTACCCTTATCAATTACGTCCTTAACTCGGTTAAGCGCGTGAATCACGGTGCTATGGTCTCTGTCACCCAAAGAACGGCCAATCTTGATGGTCGAGTACCCAAGCATTTCGTGCATTAGCCAACACGCGACAAAACGCGGCCAAACAATCCTTCTGCGCCTGCTGTCACCTCTCAACTGCTCTATGCCAACGTCGTAATGGTTAGCAACAGCAAGAAGGATATGACGTGCCCTGAGATGCGCGACGCGCATTTCATTTCTGCCATGCACTAGTCTTCCTCCAGACATTTATCGAAAGTGGAAACTTTCTCCATCACCGTGCCCGATCCATCGCAGACATGACACGGAACAGAATTTGCCCTCGTATCAGAGACTCTGAAATACAGCGTCCCCCGGCCTTCACACTCATTGCACTCGACTGTCTCATACTTCGCCATCGTGCTTCTCCCTTATGATTCCAAGCATTCGAGTCAAGCGTGACTTGACACCGCCATCTTTCATGTCATCAAGCATCAACTGAGCCGAATCAATCTGCTCTTGCGTCCAGCTTACCGGGGGCGGCAGAACCGGCCTCTCAACCACAGGATCGCGACGAACAACCTTCCGCTCGAACTCCTTCCACTCGCCAATCGTCGGAAACCACTTCCTACCGGGATCGGTCAGTATCCTGTCTGCAACCTTCTGGAACTCCTCAACAGTGAGGTTGCCAGTGAGTCGCAGATAGTCCTCAAAGAAGATTTTGGCCTCTGCCTCAACCATGTCCCTCATCGCAAGATGGACTCGCAGCCGGGCAAGAATCTGCTTCTTCTGATCCCTAGACATCGCGCAAGACTCTTAAAACAGACATGGTCTTGCTCTCTGGGTTCTTCTTTGCCCGCTCCTTTGCGCTGCGCTTGATCCAATTCTTGAACGCGGCAAAGTGATCTTTCTTTGCGCCATTCGGACTGGATTGCGACCAGTTACAGTAGCTATCAAACTCAGAGTGGTAGTCTACGTCTGGGTAGTTTTCCCTGCACCAGTCAACCCATCCCTGCGGAATGACGGAATACTCAGTCATCCTTGTGTTCCTCGACAGGCTCTTGCCTTTCGGCCTTCCGCTCACCGAAAGCGATCTGATCTTTACATTGGGCGGGGAAGCTAGCCGGTTGAGCGCAGCAACAAATGCCACTGCGCCCTCCCGATCCATTGAGAAGAATATAGGCGAGGTTCCCTCGACTACAACGAACCCCTCGACTTCCATTCCTGCCGCGCCCGCACCTTGATGAATCTGCGGTTCGTTTCCAAAGAGTTGGGGTTTGTTACGGTGATCCACGGGTTTTGTCCTTTCTTCCACGCGCTCAATTTGTTGAGCATAACCTCCAAGGGTGCCCGGTCAGACCTGACGGCCTTCACCAGCGGCCTACTGACGCTATTTCGCTCCTCCTTGGATGTATAGTTCTTTCCATTAGATTTTTTTCCCTTACCCACCACGCTTCTCCTTGACTTTGAAAAGGTACTCGCAGACACCCTCACCAACACGGCGTTGTGCTAGGAAAATTTTTCCCTCCTTATGCTCACGCCATTTCTCATCTGCGACCTGATCCGCAGTCTTGGCTTCTTCGGTTGGCTTTTCTTTGCCTTTCGGTCCAGCAACTTTCTGGCGGTCGTTCATAAGATTGCCGACCCAATAAACTTTCCAAGTCATTTTAGTCTCCGTAAAAAAGATGAAGTCCGATTCTAGCCATGAAATTCATGTCACCAGACCAACTGGGCTTCACATACGATGCGTGATAGTGGGTTGCTGTCTCGGTGTTGGCGACCCTCACACCGTCAAGAGCAAGTTCAGCTACATACAGAGCCTGCTCCCAAGCCAATTCGTCGTTAATCTTTTCTGGCCTGCCGTCGCACCAGTAACTAAAAGCGCAACGGTTTCTGATAGGCATGCCACCAACGTAATGCCCCTGATGAACCACATCACAGACATTGTTTGGATATTCCGGCCTCTGAACGCGCTCCAGAACAACGCCAGCAACAGCAATCTGACCAATGAATGGCTCTGATCGAGCCTCAAAGTAGACTGCCTCTGCTAGGCAGTTTTTCTGGTCTTCAGCTTGTGCGGGAAAGGGGGAGAGCAGGAGGGCCAGAAAGGATAAAAGAACCCCGCCTGCTCTCGGTCCAACCTTGGAGGGTTTGTGGACACGCCCCTTATATGCACCAAGATTCATTACGTCAAGGCCCCGGCAGAGAGGGCCTGACTGTCCCCTCCATTTCGTCCATCTCGTCCCGGACGATGACCGCAAGATCAAGGTATTCAAGCTCAAGCAGCTTTGGGTCACTGTGAATCAGGCCGGGGAAAACCATTAGAAACCTGTCCAAAGCCTTCTGGGATTTGTCCCCCCACAAATGTGACGGAATGTTTATCGGACAAGCCATTAGATCAACTCCGGTCCCGGCGCTTCGATAACGTGCGCGTGATTCATGTGAGCAATTGCGTAGGGGTCCGCTGGGGGTCTCTTGTGGTGCCATTCGTACCAGCGATAGTGAAGGTGACTCAGGAAGATTTTCACAGCGTAGCGTCTGGCACGGGCGTGAATGTGGGCCGGTGGCAGCTTGCCGACTGAGTAGTACGAATAAGCCACCGTGGTCTTGCCGACCTTATCTGCCTTCTGAAGCGCAACCTCCTTGAACTCGAGCTTTTCGTTGTCAGCCTGAAGCTGAGCCTTGGTCTCCTTGTAGATTTTCCCGTAGAAAGACTTGTCGCTATTGCTGCGCTTGACGAACGACTCACCCGCCTTGAAGACAGCAAGCGTCTTCAGCTTTGCGTTCCAAGGACGAAGCTGACCCTTCTCCCAAGTCTTCTCGGGGTTCAAGCCAGCGAAAGACCAGAAGTGCCCGTATGTCGGGGCCTTCTCAATATCAAAGTGACAGAGGAACCCAGCCGCAATGACGGGACCAATCCCATCCTGAGCCAGCAACCAACGACCAACAGGATTGTTCTCCGCATAGACTTGCAGGCCAACCTTGGCGTTCTTCTCAAGCTGCTCGTAGTTGGCCTTCGTCAACTGCAAGACGTTGACAGGCTCACCGGCTTTCTCCATCGATCTGATCTGGGCAGCCGTCGCAATGCGGTTCTTCTGCACCGTGTAATACTGATCTACCAAGAACCGGGCCTCTTGCTCGCCAAGAGACTGAAATGCCTTGCGCTGATCTTTTGTGAGCCGCTTGATGCTCTCGATAAGGAAATCGGAGTCAATTTTAAGCTCATCGATTTGCTCAGCGGGACGGTCGTAATGACTTCCAATGCTGTTTTCGTCCATAGTAAATCTCCAAGTTGACATTCGTGTCTTTTGACACAAGACCAACATAATTGGGCTACGGACAGGATCAACGACTATTCGCGTCGTTGATCTATTTCTTCTGATGATGTTGCATCAGCGCAACACTCAGGGCTTGGCAGTAAAGGTTCCGTCCTGCGTTTTTTCGAGGGCAACCGTCTTTGCTTCTGCCAGCTTCTGAAGCTCTTCGAGTCTCTTTTCTATCTGCTCTTTGGACATCAGTTTCATGGGGTCATCGCGCTTCTCGTTGAGAAGTCCTCCCATCTGTGCGCGGAGCTTCTCAGCGGCTACGGCTGCGCCGTACTGACCGTTCTCTATAGCGCCATTCCTGATGTTGAGGAGATCGCGCATACTACGCTCTGCGGAGATGCCATACTCGGCGGCAATGTCATCCTGAAGCTCTGCGCGATAAGCCCCAATCTTGGAATCTTTAAGAAGGCGGGTAGCAGCCTGAGCGGGCTGTGCAAATCCAGCGCGTCGTGCCGCCTCAGTCTGAGAGCAGTTGCCGTAAACCAATTCCCTCACAAAAGTCTTCTGACGCTCGTTCAGGGCAAGGTCTTCTGTCATTCGGTCAGTCCGGGACTGAAGTGGTTTTCAAGGTAATCGTCAGTCATCTGAGCAATGTAGCGTCTATCGCTCAGCATCAACTGCGACTTTATAGCCGAGATGCTGGCCTGCAACATCTCAACTTGCTGTTCTAGTGGCTCAAGAACCTTCAGGAACTTCTCGTTGACCTCGACCATGCCAACCTCGCTTCCCTTTGCGGGAATAAGACGCACGGCCTTTTTTTTGCACAACCTTCCGTTGACGGAAAAGCCTGTCAGCAAGCGCGCGAGCGTATGGGTTTCTAGTAGTCATAGCAACACATACTTACACACGAGTGCTAGTAGGTCAATTAGTTGCTTACCCTGCTATCCAGAAAATGCACCATTACATGCTGGTCATACTCGTTACAGTTGACGCACTGTAGCCTTCCCTCTCCTGTAACTAGAAATCCGGGGCACCCACATGACTCGCAGGAGCGGATAATCTCTTCAGCGCCGAACTCCTCACCAGTTTCGTCCTCAATTTCTTTTAGGATTTCCTCAATCACGGGGGGCCTCTTTTTCATTGGCTGCCGCCCTTTCACTGATATGCCATGACAGATACCTCGGCTCTATCAGGGAATTATAGTCCTTAACTTTCCAGTTGTCGTAATAACCCCTCTTCAGCAAGTCCTCGCTTGCGGCCATTAGCAAAGACAGCCTCTGAATAAATATCATTCCGTAATGGTCGAGATCGGGAACCTCTTCGTATGTCTTATACAGGAACTCGAAATGGTCAGATTCCGGCTGGTCATCAGGATGGAACGACATCAAGTAAATGTCAGACGGGGCCAGAACCTTATTGGCCTCCATACACGCCCGGTCCATGTCTTCTGATGAAACAAGCGCCTGCCAGTTTGGAATTGCTATAATGTGGACATCCTTGTCATCCTCAATAATGCTCTTGATGCCGTTGTCGAATATCTCTGGGCATTCGATTAAGCCGCCGTCAACGTCAGCAGGAATGTGAAAGACCTCGATGGACACTTTCTTCTGCTTCCACGCAGCTTTCGCGTAAGGGCACGGAGGAAAGCCATTCAGAAACTCTGATGGCTCCTCCAGAACACCAAGGCTCCACGACCTGATGTCCTTCATAATCTTTGACCCTATGCTCATCGCAAAGACATCTCTGCTCGACGCGAAGACTCCGCTGTGCGGTACATCTCGAACTTCATCTTCATGTAGTCCGCCCGCACCTTCGCAAGGTTAGCTTGCGTTCTCATCTCGTTGGCTTCCTTTCTGATGTCAACGTATCTCTGATCCTGACGAGACTTGTGTTCAGCCTTGTTGACAGGAATGCTCCCCCACTCCGTCATAATCTGACTGAATATAGTCTTGCTACTGTCTTCAAGAAGACGAGCCGCGCCGTCTAGTTCCACCCACTTCTCCGATGCCAGCCTCCACTGTTCCGGCAAGTCGCTTAGCCTCTCTGACGACGAACCATCCCTGCTCATAGTCGAAATTGCTCTCTCGGATAAGGTAGGCGAGTTTGATTGGGTCAATGCCATGTCTATCCCACCACTCTCTCTCGTTGCTCTTATGCTGTGCGTCTGGTCCATCAGTGTGATGGTAGGGACACAAGGGAACTACACGATCATCGTCGGGCTTCAGCCCCATCGCATAGTGCCCAATCCTAACATGGGCAGCCTGAGCATCAGCGCCGCAAAGCACACAACCCAGACTAGCCACATACTGAAGATACTTCTTTGACCTAAAACGGGATTTCATCATCAAGATCGTCGAAAGAAGACTCTTTGGCAGGAGGCGTTTCAGAACCCTTAGAGCCTCCAGATGACTTTCCGCCAATGAGTTTAGGCTCACCGCCATACCCCTGAATGACAACTTCGGTTGTGTACTTGTCTTGACCAGATTTATCAGTCCACTTGCGTGTTTGAAGCTGACCCTCGACATAGACCTGAGACCCCTTCCTGACGTAGCCGTCAATAAACTTGCAAAGACCGGGGCTGAAGCAAACAACACGGTGCCACTCAGTCTTCTCCTTCCGCTGACCGGATGATTTATCCTTCCAAGACTCAGATGTCGCCACAGAAAAACTGGCGATCTGGTTCCCGTTCTGCGAGGAGCGAATCTCAGGGTCTTTACCCACGTTTCCAATCAACGTGACTTTATTCAAACTAGCCATTCAGCTTTTCCTTCATTGCATCTTTAACTTCTACAAGGGCAGAGTAGAGAGAACCGTCCCCCTCAGACACCAGCTTCAACGCCTGCGCGGATTCAGCCCAGATTTTCTTCAACTGATCCAATGACTTGCAATCACGAAGCAGACCCTCAATTTGGGATGCCCTCTCGTTTGCTTGCTCGATTGTCAGACGGACAACAGGGGTCTCCTGCTTAACAGAGCCAAGCATGGATTTCAGTCTCGGAAGTTCAGACTTGGCGATAACATATGAACGCCCACGGGCCTCCAGAGCCACCCAAGGACTATCAAGGGAGTACAGATAACGACCAATACCCCACAACACGGCAGCCCGCTTAAACGCATCAGACAACGCGCCCTTCGGACCCTCAACATCAGTGTCGCCAGCGCCGTTTGATTTCACCACCCATTCGTCATTGCAACGAACGGCGATCTCACAGACGGTCTTGTCTCCAGCATGGCTGTATCTGCATTGCCAGTTCTCCGGGCCGCAGATTTGGTCAAGCCGATCCATCACCGCTCTGGCAGTGATGTAAGCAAGAGCAATACCTTTTGTTTTGTCTTTGTTGGTGGCCCCAACTCGCCATTCGATTTCGTCGGGGTTAAACGGCGCACTCAGATCATGCAGATTCATTTCCTACTCCTTCCTGATACTGCTGGCAGAATGCGCTCGCG